TAGATTTATTGGTGCCTACATTTTTAGGCTCATTTACAGGAATTTTTGATTCCTTCTTGGGCGAAATATTGATGATTCCCAATATGTTGTTGCAGGAGACTATTAATTTTGTAACAGCATTACCTGCAAAATTATTGAAGATGTTTGGGATTCAGTTTCCGTTTTTTGAATTAAATGCCTTAAAGAACCCATTTCATGGCAATCTAGGTGGCCCAGAATATTTGATTGATTTGGAGATTGGAGAAAAGTCAGAAGGAGATGGAGGTCTAATCAATTATGGTAGGGGAGGAGTTCTTCAGACAGGAGGATTGGCAGTAGGGCCATCTCACCAGAGTGGGATGCTGGGGCTTACAAACCAAGGGACTCCATTTTTATTTGAAGGTGGAGAATACATTGTAAACAAGAAAACAACAGATCTTTTGGGGCATGACTTTATGGCAGGAATCAATGCTGTAAAATCAGATGAAGATTTGAAGGATGTGTTTTCTGTATTGTCAATGTTTCAAAGTGGAGGAGACCTATTTGATCTTGGGATGAATGACAATCCATTGTCCAGTGTATTTACAATTCCCAATCCACTGAAATCCCTGACAGGGCCAGATGAGTTTAATATATCTATTGATCCTTCTGAAGATCTATCTGGTATAGATGTAGAACAAAACCTGTTTAAGAATGGTGGCGGCTTATTTGACATTGCTGGAAATGTATTTGGTAATTCTTTTGAAAAAGACTTTCTCTCTGTGGACAATCCATTTAGAAAGGCCATTACTTTTGTAGAGAGATATCAAAGAGAAGTAAAAAAATATGGATTCCTTGGAAGAGTTGTCGGAACAGTGCTTGAATGGGCAACAAGAACCGTAACAAAATTGGTTCCTCTTGGGCCGGACATACTTAAACTTGGGATAGATGGGAATTCATTAGATTTTTACAACTCTAAACTGACTTCTAATTTTGGTGGAGATGTTCTTAATAAATTGGGAATTGATTCGTTACCAACTCCTTCTATGAAAAATGGAGGAATGGTCTTTGGGCCTTCTCATGGAATGGGTGGAGTTTTGGCAGAACTGGAAGGTGGTGAGTATGTGATGAATCGTGATTCTGTATCGGATCTTGGATATGGATTTATGAGCGGTTTGAATTCTGGAGGAAGCGGATTTACATCAAGCTTAATAAGAACCTCCTCTATGAACAACCAGTTGCTTTCCAGATTGATTGAAGTTGTAGAACAAAAGGAAATGAGTGTAACAGTTTTGGACACTTCTGGAGAAGAAAAGTCAGATTCTAATATAAGAATTTCAAGGGATCGTGAAATGAATTATCGTGGCGCAAGGATGCTTGCATGAGTGACGTACTTCTAGTTGAGATAGAGTTCAACTCCAAGACTTGGTATTTGAGTGAGGAGGGATATATTGGGGAGAATTACTATTCTCCCTATCTTTCCAAAAGCCCATCCTTAGAACTGGGGGAAGTGAAAGGTGGATATATTGGAGTAAGACTTGGTGATTTGAGTATTGCCAATCGTTCCAATGATCGTTTTTCTCCTTTTTCTATATTTGGAGGAGGTTATCAAAAACTATTATCCAATCCAAACCAGAAGATTCCTGTAAATATCTCTTGGGAACAGCATGACATCATTCAATCATTGTTTGATGGGACAATGTATTTGAGTGGATTTAACACAGATGAGTTTAATTTTTTATTAGAAGACAAAATAGAAGATGTTGATTTACTAAGTCAGGCCAGAGATTACAATTCTTCTTTTGTTTCCGTAAATTCAATTTCCATTAGAGGAGTCAATACTTACGGGTATGTGATTGCTCCAGATCATGGATTGATTACAGGGGATTTCATAAAAGTTAGTGGATCATCCATAAATGCTTTCAACACTTTGAATAATGCAACAGGAGTGATTGAGCCTGTAAGAATTACAGTGGTGGATGATAATCACTTTACTTACAATTTTTTAGGAGGATTGACTTCTACGGCTTTTGAAAGATCCAGCGAATACTTGATGGAGACATATACAAAGAAGCCGCAACCTTTTAGTTTTGGTGTAATAAATAGAAAGAAGGACATCATTCTGATTGATGAGAGACCCTTGAGAGATAATCTTGGGGATTATTCTTTCTTTGAATATTCCAATCCAGATCTTGATCCAAACAATGCAGAATATCCGATTCTTTTGTTTGATGATGGTGTTCTTGTTGGATCTAGTGACCAGAATAGGTCTGGAAGAATTTTAAATGGATTGGAAGTTATTGGTGTTACCAGAAATGTCGATTCCTTAACATTGGAGACTGCAGATAAACACAATTTGCTGATTGGTTCAACAGTTTCTTTATCTGGGTTTACTCCAAATGAGGTGAATACAAGTGGTGCCTTTTATGTAGTGTCTGATGTCAGAGATCCAGATTCCATTGCAGATGGAGGAAGTGGCCCCTGGACATTTAATGTTTTTGCAAGACTTCCTACAGACTTGGAAACCATCCAGACTGGGTCAATTACAGGAACAGCAAATACATCTGGATTAGTCTCAGGTAGACATGAAGTAAAGGAAGTCCCTTCTTCCACTCAATTCAAGGTTATCTACAACTCAACAACCTATACAATCACAACAACAGTAGCTCATTCTCTTTCTACAGGCCGATTCATCACATTGGCAGTCAGTGGAACCTCTGTTACCATAAAATCAATTGTAGAGGCTCCTGGAGAGTATTTTGGCCCAGATCGTTTGCCTACAAACGAGATTATTTATTCCAGGGCCTATTGGGTGGATTTATTGACTTGGGACAATGTTCCAAGAGATGGACTTGGAAATCCAGATCCTACTGATCCGGCCTATCCGAATTATGTAAGAAGTTTAGACTCTGTTCCTCTGACGGCAAGGGATGGTACTGCGATTTTAGGAACCCCCCTGGTATCTGGAATTTCTAGAAATGGAGAAACTCTTTCAGATTTTTTTGAGTATGTTGCCAGAAAGGTAGGGGTTACCAATGTGGATTTTTCTGCAGCGCCAAATGCTTCTTCCTTGAAGTTGCAAATATGGCAAACCGCTCAAACAAAAACAATTGAGTTTGCTGGAGAGATTGCCTACGCAGCAAATTACTTATTTGAAATAAAAAATGATATACTAAGAGTAATTGACAGAGGATTGAATCCTAGTGTTTTTAAGATTATTAATAACTGGGAAATTATTGAAGCAACTTACAAGATGCCAACCCCAGTGAAAGCCTTGAGAACAAAATGGACTGAAAATATTGCAACCTCCAAAACCATTCCGACTTCTTTGACTACAAGAGAAGAAAGCGTGATGATTTCAAATATGGCCTCTGGAGAAATACTGGACATTACTCCAATTTCTGAGGATTCGTCAGTTATTGAAACCGTTTTATTGAATATAAAAAATACAATTAATAAGAATGTAATCACACTGAAGGTTGGTAGAATACGGGATGATATTTTGGTTGGTGATCGAATTAAGGCCAATCGTGATGAAGATGGAGTAAGCATTGACATGATTGTAAGAACAATCAAATACAATTTTTCAGAATTGGATACGGAATTTGTTGGAGACGGAAGTCTTGTTGTGATTGAACAGGATCAAATTTATTAAGGGAAAAACATGTTAATCATGACACAGGATCGGGTTTCTGGACTTGCTTCTGACAAGTCACCGCTAAAGACCTATGGGCCTGGAAATACAAGAGATGATTCAAATAGAAACTCATGGGTTTCTAGTGATGGAACAGACAAACTGACAATTAATTGTCTTGGTCAGGTAAATGGATTGTTTCTTGGAAGATACCAGGCAGATGAAGTTCTTTTGACGTATCAAGGAGATGATTTATTTCAGAATAAGACAAGTTCTGGATACATTTCTATAGGATATGGAAATAATTCTACTGGAGTTTTAACAGGTACAGTAACAGCTATTGAGTCAGTTCCAGGTGGTTATTATTATAATTCTGGAAGTTTAATCACAATTACACTGAATCAAAATACAGATTATATAAATGTAAATGATTTGATTAGAATATTTAATAATTCCACTTCTTTCTTGAATGGCAATCATAGAGTTGTACAAGTACAAAAGGCCTCTTCATTTACTAGACTCAATGGATCTGGAAACTCTGCTCTTTTTCAAGAACAGGGTGCAGTTGGAGAAAAAATACAAGTAATTATTAATAGAAATATATCTGATATTCAGTCCTTGTTAAATACAACACTAAGTTTGGAAAATGGACTTTCTATTTCATTATTAACGGCAGGAAATATTTCTGGAACTATTGAAGATGAAAATGATATTGCATTTACTTATAAGGTTGGTTTTTCAATTTCAGCAAGTGATTTACTAAAAAGTGGAGAATCTCCTTTTACAGTTGGAGAGTACATTTCTTTTGAAGATTGTAAGATTGAAACTTCTATTGGATCATTGCTTTCAGAGAACTTGGATTATTCTGTAAATAGTTACACAAGCTATTATGTTGAGAGAATTACAGAGGATCAGCTTGGATTTGATGTTTTTGTAAAACCTGGGACTTTTTATTCAAAAAACCTTGTTCAAGTAACAACTTCGGGTTCACCAAAAGTAAATCTTGGATCTACCTTCTTTTACAACGGAGGAGGATATCAGCACAAACTAGGAATTGGATTAATTGCTGGATCTTCTTCTACAGCCGGAACCGATATTTTTGAGAATACCGAGGTCTTAGAATTATCATCACCTACTGTAAGCACACAGACGTTCAATACAAAACAGATCACCTTGAATTCTATTGAACAGACTTACCTCCATAAGACAACCATAAAAGATAGAGCACAGTTTTCAATTAAACTGCCTTTTAAGGCAAAAGGAGGAAGCCCTTTAGCAAACCTTGCTTTTCTTTTTGGAAGTGGAGATTCCATAGAAATCAGAAAGTATGTAGTAGATACGACAGAGGCCTCAACCACTACAGGTGGAGAAGGAACCCCAATTAGAAGAACAAGTATTGCAACAAGAACACAGAATACAGTTGCTGATTTTGTTACTGGGAAATTGATTAGAGTGGAGTCCAATTACATTCCCTTGCCAAGAGAGGCCTTTCCAACAAAAATATTGATTGAGATGAATGCCACACTAAATCATAATGCGGCAAATCTTTTTAATCAGTTTTTATTGGAAGAAATTTATTTGGAGAAGCCTTCTTCATCAGCATCAAATATTACTACTAGTTTAAATTCTGAGTTATCCAATTCTACTTACTATGATTCTGTTTCAACTTATTTGTATAATTCAAATGACAATGGAGAACTGACTCTTAATTTTTCTGCAGGAACGTCACTGGTTGCAGGAGATTATATTTATTTGAATTGGCCTAGCACAGTTCCTGCTCAAAATGATCAGATTTCAAAAACACTGACAAACGTAGTTGCTGATCATACTGCAACAAAATTAAAATTTTCAAATACAATTCATGAGTTATATGTAGGAATGAAGGTTGCAGGAACAAGTGATGTTTATATTTTGACAATTAACAAAACTGCAAATGAAATAACAACAAACATTGCGCATGGAGTGGACACATCCAATGTAAATTCAGTAACTGTAAATGTGACTTTTGACCATCATCCAGATTTAGGAGATGACGCATCTTCTGGATGGACAGGAATCCATAGAGTCAAAACATCTGAAAACTCAGGACAGACAATTAAGTTAATTGTTCCAAATTCTGGAGTAAATGGAGATTTGACTATTAACTCAAATGCTGGATTAAAGGCAGCCACAGGAGTTTATGCGATTAAGGTTAAAAATGGAAAAGGAAGATTTGTAAGGCCAATTACAACTTCAATCACAAGTGCAGATGCATTTTTATGGAATTCTGGAACATCAACAGTTACCTATAGTTATGGTGGTCAGAGTTATGATGTAGAAGCAGAAACAGCCCAACTGATTTTTTCGTCTCCTCACTCTTTGGTAAATAATGACAAAATCGTATTGTATGATTTAGCATCCAGTAGTGGAGGAACCTCACTAAGAGGTTTGGACTCAAGTTACTTGGTTACTTATTCCACATCAAATATTGTGAAGATTGCACTAAGTAGTAGCTCTTCTATTGTGATTAGTTCGTTAGGATCTCAGCTAAATGCAGGAGCAGATAATGATTTACTAGTCATCACCTCAACAGATCATGGATTTTCTGTCGGAGACAAGGTTACTTTGAACAATTTGCCGAGTTCCCCTACAGATTATAGTGGATTTTACACTATAAAAACGACTCCAACTTCTAAATCATTTACAGTGGATGTTGGTTCAGATGTGGCTTCAAACTACAACCCAACGGTTGGTGCTTCAGCAAGAGCAATTGTAGGTGTTCATTATTTGACATCACTAGGAGGAACCGTTTATACGAATTCAACTTCAACTGGGAATATAACAGGAGTGCCTTGTTCTAGAAGTGTTTCCATTGCAGATGCTATTAGTTCTTTTGAGAATCCAATTGAGGTTGGAAACTTGATTTATCGGGATGCCCTTCAGTTTTCCAGTGGAGTTTATCAAGCAGCAAATGTATCTAGTGCGACATTTTCAAAGACTCCAAATATTGATGATGCCACCTCAACAAGTCCCTATCGTCCAGATTCTGACACTGCCATTCAAAATACATTTGCAGGAACAGCAGATTCTGTAGTTTCTCAGATTAATTTAATTCGTGGTGATGCAACTACACAATTTGATATTCATTTGGAAAAACCATTTGGAAAGCTAAATACTCCTTTTGTGTTCACAAAATTATTGCAGGGACTTAAAGTTGCAATTGTGAGAGCAGGAATTAGCAGACAGCTTCCAAATCCACAGGTTGGAGTAAGTAATAACATGAAGGACTTTTCAGTAAGAAAGGAACTTCCTACAGGTGCGTATTACTATTTGAATCGTGATTCTGCAAAGGAGTTTTCTGGTAGACTTTTGTCTGATCCTGAGAGTGTAGACCAGATTATTGATTTTGGTGCAGAACAACTTGCAAGACCATTCCCATGTCTGGTAATCTCAGGTAATACAGGAAACATGAAAAAGCTGAGAACAAGGACTGCCCTTTACGGTTATTTCACTGCACTACCACAGGCAACATTCAGTAATAAATTAAATAATTTAAAGGAAGCATCCTTTTCTATTAGGGAAGTATTGTAATGGCTACATCACAGGCAACAAGAACTTATCCTGGTCAGGTAATTCCTGCAGATCCTACGGCTGCAAATTTTGAATCTGATTTCAGAACAAATACTGAAACCTTGATGACAGCAGTCAAGGATGTGGACGATGAGGTATCTGTTGCAAGAAGCAGTACAAATGCGACCTATAGCACTTTAAAGAGCAGACTTGATTTTATTGAGTCCACAACAGGGATTAGTGCTTCTTTCTGGCAAAGTGAACCATCCTTTACAGCAACAGCAGGTAACACCTTTTTTACTGTTCCTACAGACAAAACAGGAATTTATAGGGCAAATAGGCCTGTTAGAATTACAACAAGTTCTGATATTTATTATGCATATGTAGGTTCAAGTTCATTCACCATCTTGACAACAGTTAACCTTATAGCAAATAATACTAATGCCGCATTCACTATCCAGGGGACAGTAAATTCGATAGCATATGCGACACAGGATTATGAGGCATTATGGTTGTATGACCAGGCAAATCTTTCTGCTTCAGCCCTAAATGGACTAAGAGGAACTTCTGTAGCAATGGCAATTGCCCTTGGATAATTTATAGAAAGAGTGAAGAATGGCTACCAATACCTTTAAAAGATTTACGGCAGGAGACATTTCCAATAACCCTGCTTCTCCAGATACCATCTATACTTGTGCAACCAATGTGACCTCCATTGTGATTGGCTGCTTGGTGTGCAACAAGTTGTCCTCTCAAGTAACGGTGTCCGTTTATATTGACACTGCCATTCCTGGTAATGATGATGCTTTCCTGGTGAAGGATCTTGTGGTTCCTGCCAACACTTCGACAGAGTTGGTGCTAGGTAAGGTGATTATGACGCACAATAACGTCAATGGGGATGTGTTGAAGGCCTACAGTAACACGGCAAGTGCCGTAGATGTAACCGTATCTGTTCTTGAGGATGTGAACACATGAGCATGAGTCATTCTCCCCGATACATAGGAACCAAGCCTCTTGGGGTACGAGAGGAGCCTAATGGAACCTATGCATTCAAGACGGCAGATGGGACTGCCGATAGAGCAATTATTGGGAACGATGGAATTGAGAATAGTGCCTTGTTTATCAATAAGGACACCTTGGGTACAGGATCAGAAACCATTACAGTGGCCTCCAATGAGAATGCCTACATGGTAGGGCCTGTGACGGTAAACTGCACCTTGACAGTCAATGGAACATTGAGAGTGGTCTAATGCCTTCACAACTAGATGTAGACAAGATACGACATACGAATGGAACAGATGCTCTTACATTTGACACCAGTGGAAACACAAATCTTCAAAAAGATTTAAAGTTTGGATCTACTGCTGCAATCAAGAACAGTGCTGGAAACAACATTCTAAGTGAGAGTGGTGGGAATGTTACTCTTGAGAATGTGAGACTTCCTGCAAGTGGAGGAATTAGTGATTCCTCTGGAAATGCACTGCTTACAGCAAGTGCTGGTGCAGTAAGTTTGGGGAGCACTGTAGTTCCTTCCAGTTCCATGATGTTCCGTAATAAGATCATTAATGGGAACTTTGACATTTGGCAAAGAGGGACAAGTCAGACAAGTAGTGGATATGGAAGTGCAGACAGATGGCAAAATGGTCACTCAGGTTCAACTAAAACAGCATCTCAACAGGCATTTACTCTTGGGCAAACAGATGTTCCAGGCAATCCAAAGTATTATTTACGACATGTAGTTTCAAGTGTAGCAGGAGCGGGAAATTTTTGTCTTATTACTCATAAAATTGAAGGTGTTACTAATCTAGCAGGACAGACAGCCACATTAAGTTTTTGGGCCAAAGCAGATTCTAACAAGAATATTGCAACTGAATTCACACAAGATTTTGGAGCAGGAGGATCATCGTCAATTCTTGGAATTGGAGTAACTACACATGCTCTAACAACCTCTTGGCAAAAGTTTACAGCAACAGTTGCAATTCCACATTTGACAGATACAGGATTAGCAGGAGGTGCCCCAAAAACAATTGGTTCAGATGGTAATGATTTTATCAGATTGCTTTTTTGGCTTGATGCAGGAAGTGATTACAACTCCAGAACCAACTCACTAGGACAACAATCTGGAACCTTTGACATTGCACAAGTTCAAGTGGAAGAAGGGCCTGTAGCAACACCCTTTGAACAGAGACCTATTGGGATGGAGTTGAGTTTGTGTCAGAGGTATTGCCAAGTTATTAAAGGGCTTGGAGGATCTGGTGCTTCTGGAGAAGGGCTTGCTGTTAATGGAAGAATGAATGGGGGAGGAGCAGGAGATTGTCAATACAATTTCCCTCATGTAATGAGAGCTAGCCCAACAGCAGAAGTTGACTTTGATTCCGCATATTTTGAATACGGTTCTGTAGTTCTTACAGTTTCATCAATCACTGCAAGTGCCCTTACTCAATTTGGGGCTAATTTAAGGGCTAATGTTTCCGGTGGTGCAAATGGAAATGCTTGTATATTTAGGCTTACTGGTAGTACTCAAATCAATTTTGCAGCAGAGTTATGATGAATTATAAACTCAGTGATCACGATCATAATACAGTTATTTTAATAAATGATATTGATAACCGGAAAAAATTTATTCCATTCAACCCAGCAAATACAGACTACCAAGAATACCTTGCTTGGTTAGCAGAAGGGAATACTCCAGAACCTGCAGATGAACCAGACACTCCATAAGGAATGATGTATGGCAAGTGAACTACAAGTTGGTCTTCTTAAGAACCAAACCGGAACCAAGACCTTCATTGATACCAGTGCAGAGACCATTGACAACATCAAACTACTCCCTAGAGGAGTAACCACTGCTGTTAATGATGCTGGGACTTTTACCAATCGGGAAATTGTTGCCATTGTAGATGGAAGTGGAGTATCCACAGGAGAGATGAGAATCCATGATGGAACCACAGTAGGAGGTAAGGACATCTCTGCAGGAAGTCTACAGTTGAACACCATTACAGGGGCCGTGAGTGTTGCCAGTAACAGCAATAAACTCTATTTTGGAGACACTACCTTCTCCAACACGGTAACCGTAGAAGGATACATGGTGGTGATGGGAGGACATGCCAACTTCACTTCAACCGTTAATGTTACTGGAACCCTTTATTTAGGATAAGAGATGGCAGGAGAGATAAAGCTAAATGATGTTTCGGTAGCAACAGAAAGTGGAGGAACCGTTACCATTGCTCCAAACAATGTTACTTTTGCTGCAAACCATGCAGGAATCAAAGCAGCATTAAATGCAAGTGGGAGTGCTCCAATTTATGCGTGTAGGGCATGGGTTAATTTTGATGGAACTGGCACTGTAGCAATTCGTAATAGCGGAAATGTATCGAGCATCTCCGACAATGGGGGGCAAGGGGACTATACCATAAATTTTGCGACTGCGATGCCTGATGCAAATTATTGTACAGTCGGCACAACTGGCTATGCGGGTAATGGAACTGCTTCTGGGTTTCTAGGCGCAAATCGAATTGGCAGTAATGGGAATGAAGCAGCACCGACCACAACTGCAGTACGAGTTAACTCTGTAACTTTTGCTGGTAGTGTCGTAGACACGAAATATATAAACGTTTCCATCTTCCGCTAACCACAAAGGATTCAAATGAAACTAGCAATTTTCCCCAATGAAACAACCATTAGTGTGCTGGTTCCTGCTCCTAATTGTGAGTTAAGCCTAGAAGAAGTATGTGTCAAGGATGTACCCACGGGAGTACCCTACCGGATCATTGATTCCAGTGAGTTGCCAGCAGATAGGGAATTTAGAGATGCTTGGGAAGCAGATTTTACTAACCCAGATGGATATGGTGGATAATGACCATTTCAATTAACTTGGATAAGGCCAAGAACCTCAAGAAAGAGAGTCTTCGTAGTGAGCGCAAGCCACTTTTGGAGGCACAGGATGTTCTTTACATGAGGGCACAGGAAGCAGGAGAGGATACCACTAGTATTGTTGCAGAAAAACAACGTCTACGGGACATTACCAACTTGGTGGATAGTGCTTCCAGTGTAGAAGAACTCAAAGCCATTACGATAGGAGCTTGAGATGCCAGGAACACTAAACGTAGGTGGTCACGACATCATTACCCATACTGGAGATGCAGGGGCAGGTACAGTAGCTATTCAAGATGTTTTACAATTTCCTGGGAAAATTATAAAAAATATTTATATAGATAGTACTGGAACAGATACAACAATTACAAACTCTACATCAAATAAAATTGTTTATAGTGTTTCAATTCCTAATCCACAAACCAGTTATAGCTATTTAATTATTGGTGGCATTGGTGGTTATGTTGATTCCGGTGCAACAAATTCTCGATTATTAGGATCTTTAATAAAAGACAATGGACTTGGAACTCAAGCTTATATTATAGACACAATTTCAGTTCATTATTTATATAATGTTGGTTATGATGATTTTGGTTTTTTTATGAATTTAAATTATTATTATGAACCTGCTACCAATACAGCATTTACCATTGATGCTGCTGTTAGATCAGCTGGATTCCAATATAGAGCTCCTTATGACTTTAAAAATCCATTCATGGTATTTGAATTAGGAGGTAATTAAGAATGGACTATACACTAAAAGCTTTAAAATCATTTAGTGGTTTGGAATTTAGCTATTCTCCAGAAACAGGTGAGATTACTATTCATAAAGGGGATGCTAATAAAGATGAAGTTCTTCTTAAAGCTGAAGAAATAAAAGCAGCAGAACCATTACGCCAACTACGAGAACAAAGAACAAGGATTATTCAAGAATCCGATTGGATGGCAAATTCTGATGTAACCATGAGTGATGCATGGAGAACCTATCGTCAAGCCTTACGAGACCTCCCTGCCAATTCACCAAATGTAGCATTGGATGAACAGGGTAATTTGATTAATGTGACTTGGCCTACAAAACCGGAGTAATCAATGGCAGGTGAATTACAATTAGGAGGAACCACATTAGCCACCCATACGGGAAGTGGAGCTTCTGCAAAGATTAATTTGGATAGTGGGTTAGTATTTCCTGCTGGGAATGTGGTTCAATTTGTTTATACGTCTTCTGACACAGAATATTTAAGTACTTCTACTTCTACTTATACCGATTTAACAGACTTTTCACTTTCAATCACACCTACACATATAAATAGCAAAATTTTAATGGTTTTAAGTGGAACTATTAACTCAGGATCTCAAAACCAAGTAAATTTGGAAATGATATCACAAATCAATGGTTCTAATGCAAAATCTTTTCATTGGGGTAGAGTTAACACTGATTCTATTGTGGAACTTAGTGATTTACTACAAGTACATAGAATTTATGAACATGGGCAAACCAGTAATTTTACGGCATTAAATATCACTTATTCATTTAAGAGATATACATCTAATACCCCATTTGGGGACTCTGCTTTTAATTATAATGGTATCTTTACTAATACAGCCTATTCTTATGCAATGGAAATAGCATGACGATAAGAAAATCTACTGCAATAATTGCACTTGTACCGAATGCTGATTTTAGTCTTATTGGACAAAAAGAAATTATTTGGCACGATGACAGGCAACAACCAACAGAAGCAGAAATCCAAGCAAAAATCGCAGAACTAACTGCAGCAGAACCAATGAGATTACTAAGAGTTGAAAGAGATAGACTTATTGCTCTTACAGATTGGCGATTTCGTAGTGACCTAACCCCATCCCAAGCATGGATTGACTACTGCCAAGCCCTGCGAGACCTTCCTGCAACTGCCACTCCTGCATTGGATGAAAACGGGAACCTAACTGGAGTCACTTGGCCTACACCTCCTACTGAGTAAATTGATGCCGTATGATTTCACACTGCAAGATGGAATTATTCAACACTCTGACACCTTTGATGGTGTGCATTATATGGATGCAAACCGGAAGGGAATTCTGGTAGGCCCCATTGAGATTAGTGGAACCCTGTATGTACAGGGTGATTTGAATGTATTGAATGATATTGACATTACAGGGACATTGGACATTACAGGTGACGGTTCATTATCAGTGAGTTAAGAAATCAATGGCAAATTATAACTACACGGTTACCGTTGCTTATAGTTCCTTCTATGGTGGCAATGTTTATAGCCTCAATGGAACAGAAAAACCTGCCCTTAACTTTGTCCCAGGAGATACAGTTACCTTTGATTTAGGTGACTCTTCCACTGCAACCCACCCCCTTGTTCTTGGCCCCGATTTACAGAATACATCTACTGCCTACGGAAGTAGTGATGGAGTAACCTATACGGTTACAGGAACCACATACAATGACTATGCTTCCTATTCCAGTGCCTTTAGTACTGCAAAAGGTTCAAATGCCAGTGCTGCTGTTTCCATAACATGGGTGGTGGCCTCTGGAAATGACCTTAGTTCCTATTATTTCTGTGGTGTTCACTCTGGAATGGGCAATACGGCAACCGTCACAGGTGGAACAGATACGGATGCACCTACCAATGGAAGCATAACCATTGACTCTGGTGCAGGAAGCACCACTTCCACAAGTGTGACCTTGGCCTTGAGTGCCAGTGATGTGGTTGGAGTAAATGGGTATTATGTATCAGAAACTAATAGCACCCCCTTGGTTGGGGATTTTACTGCAGTTTCGGCAACCACTTCCTATTCTGACAATTCTGTTGCATTTACACTTAGTGTAGGAGTTGGAACCAAAACAGTATATGCTTGGTTTAAAGACACCTCTGACAATATAAGCACCCCTGTCTCTGACACCATTAGTCTAGTTTCTACAGACACCCTACCACCTACCAACACATCCATTTCATTAGCCGGAGGTGCAACCTCCACCAGCACTCAAAGTATTACCGTTGACCTTGCTGCTACCGATGATGTGGGAGTAGATGGATATTATCTATCTGAAACAAATTCTACCCCTGCTGCTGGCAGTTTTACTGCCATTTCTCCTGCAGTTTTGAGTTATAGTGACACCGTTAATTTTTCACTAAGTGCAGGGGATGGACTCAAGACGGTATATGCGTGGTTCAAGGATGCTGCCAATAACATTTCTATTGTCACCAGTGACACAATTACTCTGGCCTTGCCAGATACAGTAGCCCCTGCCAGTGCAGCAATTACATTAGCAGGAGGTGCCGCAACAAGCGTCACTTATCAAACCACTGCTACCATTTCGGGTACAGATGCTGTAGGCATCACAGGGTATTACTTATCTGAGACAAACTCTACTCCTGCACTAGGGGCCTTTACTTCTGTTTCTTCAACAACCTCCCTTTCTGCAACTGTTAATTTTACCCTATCTGCTCCAGATGGAATAAAAACCGTATACCTTTGGTTACGGGATGCTGCAGGGAATATCAGTTCTTCTGCAAATGATGACATTACCCTAGACACTTCTGGGTCAGGAGGTGCAGACATTATTGCACCTGTGATTAGTTCCATGACGATTTTGCAGTCCTCTCCTGTCAGTTCACGTTCCATTACTGTCAGAATTGCAGGAAGTGATGCAGTAGGAGTTGCAGGGTATTATCTATCTGAGTCCATAACGACTCCAACTTCTGGTCAATTTACTTTATTTAGTGGAACCTATCCTACAAGTTTTACAGAGGACATCACCTTTGTATTGAGTTCTACTCAAGGAGACAAAACAGTTTATGCATGGTTATTGGATGCTGCAGGGAATATTTCTACTCCTGCGAATGCAACCATCAACTTAGCATCCTCTGGTTCTGGAGAAGGTAACTTCAAAATTAGAGAGAGTTTATTACAAAGTAGTTTACCTGGATTTGCAACTGCCAGAACAATGGCATTGAATACAAACACACTTGCTTTTGGCCCTCTACAAGTTTCTAATACTGTAACCATCAATGGTACTTTTGCAGTATTCAATGATCTAGATATTGTAGAGAATGGAATTGTTAACGTGGTGGGAACACTGGACTTGAGATAACTATGGCAGGACAACTGAAAGTCAATGGCGTAACTCTCGCCACAGAAGAAAGTGGAACGGTAACCCTAGAGAATCCTCAGATTAAAGATTCTAGCAATAATTTGGTTTTGGATCAAAGTGGGTCAAGGCCTGTTCTAAAGAATGTAGACATCAAGGACTCCAGTAACAATGTGATTCTGGATCAAAGTGGAACCAATCCGGTTCTCAAGAATGTGGAGGTGGTCAACAATTCTTCCATGATGTTCCGTAATAAGATCATCAATGGGGATATGAGGATTGACCAGAGAAATGCTGGGTCGAGTGTGACGGTAACCGGAAATGCATTATTTTTTACTGTTGA